AGCACCGTGGATTTGACCTTCACGGGCGGCGCGCTAAGCGTTAGTTGATCACGGCCATCACTTGGCCCGACACAAGGAGACAAAGTGAAACTGAAATTAAAAGTTACCCCCACACCAGGGGATGAACCAATCATTGTCACAACAAATCTGCTTTGCATTGCAGAGTGGGAAAAGCAAGAGAATCGCAAGGTGTCTGATGGCCGCGGAATCGGTGTCATGGACATGGTTTTTTGGGCTCACTTCATGTTAAAAACAACCAGTTACAAATCTAAACTGGGTGCTACACCAAAGTTGTGGTTGGAATCTAACCCTGACATGGAAATTGAAGCGGTGGACATGACAAACCCAAACCCTACGGGCGCGGAACCTACCGAAGGCAACTAGCAGAACTACTAGTTTCAGTAGGGTGGTTTCCGCCGCACATAGAGTTTGACACACGCGACCTTCAAACAGTCATTAGCGTTCTTAATGAACAAGCGAAGGGAAGGCGACAAAAATGATGACATCATCAGTTCAGGTTTACGGTGTCAAGGCCGCCCTTAAAGAGATAAATAAAATTAATCCTGGCTTGCGGAAAGAATTTAACAAACGCTACAAAGACATTGTGAAACCAGTTTTGGATCAAGCAAAAATGGATTACCCACAAGATGCGCCATTGTCGGGAATGATTACACCCTACAAAAAACTAGGTGGCTGGAATGGCGGCTTAGTGGCGCGCGGTGTCCAAGCAAAAATCGACACAAGAAAAGGCCGAAAAGAAGTAGTTGCCGCTTTCCTTGTCCAACAAAAAACAGGTTGGGGATCCATTTACGACATCGCAGGCCGCACAAACCCCAATTCCAACTTTGCCCGAAACCTAACAGCGGCAAGCGGCCGCGGCGCATCACGCGCTTTGTGGCCAGCATACGAAGCAAATGCAAGCAAAGTTCAATACGCCGTGGTTGAATTGGTTGGCGATGTTATGGCAGAAGTAAACAGAAACTTGGTTTTCAGTGGCAATTAAAATTCCAATCATTTCAGAATTTAACCCGAAAGGGATAGCCGCCGCCCAAAAAGAATTTGAATCATTAACAAAGACAACCGACAAAACGGCCTTTGCGCTTAAAAAAATGGTGCTTCCAGCCGCCGCGGCATTTGGTGCAATTGTGGTTGGCGGCTACAAAGCGGCGCAATCCGCAAGCGATCTGAACGAAACAATAAACAAAACCAATGTAATTTTTGGTGACGCTTCAAAAGAAATTCAAGCATTTTCCCAGACTGCCGCAAGAGAACTGGGAATGGCAAAACAAGAAGCCCTGGATTTTGCTGCATCATTCGGTGGGCTTGGCAAAATGGCAGGCAAAACAGGCGATGACTTAGCAAACTTTTCTACAGATTTGGTGACGCTAACCGCCGACATGGCATCATTTAACAACGCCAACCCAGCCGAAGTTGCTTTGGCACTTGGCGCGGCTTTGCGCGGTGAAAGTGAACCAATCAGAAGGTTCAATGTTTTAATTAATGACGCAGCCGTCAAAGCCGAAGCAATGGCAATGGGCCTATATAGCGGAACAGGAAACCTAGATCAACAGGCCAAAGTTCTTGCAACCCACAGATTGATTTTGAAGCAAACAACCGACCAACAGGGCGACTTTAACAACACCATTGATTCAGCAGCAAACCAGCAAAAAATTCTGACTGCAACAATGAAAGATGCAACAACCAGCATTGGCAATGCTTTCCTTCCAATTCTGGAAGCCGTTCTGCCACTTCTAGTTAGTTTTGCAACATTTGTGGAAAAAAACAGTGGCTTGATTGTTGGAATGTCCATCGCGTTGGGCGTTCTTGCTGGGGCAATTGTTGCCGCAAACATAGCAATGAACGCCTGGAAAGCAATCAGTGTTATTACCGCAGGCGTGAACTATGCCCTGGCTGCATCTTTCACGGCCGTTCAAATTGCCACAGGAATTGGCATCATTGCAGTTGTCGCAGGAACAGCCGCATTTGTCGCATACAAAAAATCGATGGAAAGCGCAAAAGCCGAAGCCGAATCATTGGCAGGCGCAACAAACAATTTGACTGGGGCGTTTGTTGGCCCACAATTAACAGCCAAACAACTTGAAGAACGCATGAAGGCTTTCAATACACAAGGCACAGGAACAACAAAAACGGTTGAAAGCCTGGCCAAAGCTTTGAAAGAAAAACTTGGCGAAGCATTGGACGCCGCCAACGACAAATTAGATGACGCCAAACGGGCATTCACCGATTTTGCAAATTCAGTTTCCGATGGGTTGAAAGATGCGTTTAGTTTTGGTGACGCACAAGATGCAGGCAAAGAAACAGGAAAAGGTTTCATTCAAGGTTTGCGTGATCAGGTTTCGGGCATTGTCGATTACAGCAAAAAGATTCAAGAATTGTTGGATAAGAATTTGTCAAAAGATGCTTTGCAACAGGTTCTTGCTTCAGGTGCTGAAGCAGGAATGGCGATTGCGGATCAATTGATCAAGGGTGGGCAAACAGCAATTGATGAAACAAACGCTTTGGTGGATTCTGCTAACGCAGCGGCTGGCAAAGTGGGATTGAACGCGGCTGGCAAATGGTTCCAAGAAGGTGTGAACACTGCACAAAAATTGGTTGACGGTATCACTGGCGAACTGGACAAGTTGACGCCGAAATTGATGAAGAAGATGGATGAGATTGCCGCCAAAATGAAGCGCAATGTGAACATTGATGTGGTGGTCACTGAACGGGTCAACAAAATTATTTCTACATTTGGTGGGGGAATCCCTGCAATGGCTGAAGGTGGCATTGTGAACCGTCCAACATTGGCTTTGATTGGTGAAGCAGGCCCTGAAGCAGTTGTGCCATTGTCCAAAATGGGTGCTGGCGGTGGTGATGTGAACATCAATGTGAATGGTGGGCTGGCAACTTCGGCAGAAATAGGGCAAACAGTTCTCAACGCTTTGCGCGCCTATCAGCGTTCCGCAGGGCCTTTAAATTTGAACATTGCATGAGCGGCTACGCGGTTTTAGATTCGGGCAATTATGACCTGCAAATTGCCACAGGGTTCATTGTTGACGGCTTTACCCTGGATGATGCAACCAAGGGGGTTCTTGACAACACCGATTTTGTTTTAGATGGAACAACAGAATTTGCATCAGTCCTGGAATCCACTACCAACATTGCGGTTAAACGCGGTCGCCGTGACACGGGCGACCAATTCAGTGCTGGCACAATCACCTTCAACATCACTGATGTGGATGGTATTTTCAACCCGTTCGATGAAGATTCGCCTTTTTACAACACTGAAGATTCACAACCAGGGTTGGCCCCAATGCGTGAACTGAAGTTGATTCGGTACGATTCAACCAACACCCCTGAACTACTCTTTTCAGGATATGTGGTCAATTATGACTACAACTTTGGGTTGGGAGAATTGGACAGCGTGACCGTGTACGGCGCGGATCAGTTCTATTTGCTGGCCCAAACCTTTTTAGACGAATACAACCCCACAGCCCAACTTTCAGGGGCGCGAATCACATCAATTTTGGATTTGCCTGAAGTAGATTTCCCAGCCGCACAACGAAACATTGCCACTGGCACAGTCAACCTTGGCCATGATTCCGCATATACAATTCCAGCAGGCACAAACGCCCTGGCCTACATTACCCAAATAAACCAAACAGCCGAATTTGGGCGCGTGTTCATGTCCCGTGAAGGTGACTTCACATTTCAAAACCGAATCGGCAACACCCTTTCAGGCCCCGTGGCCGACTTTCACGATGACGGAACAGCGATCCCATACACGGGATGCGGCATATCGTTCCAGGCTGACGCAGTAATCAACCGCGCCGTCCTAACAGGCCTAGACGGAAAGACAGCGACCGCCGAAGACACGGGATCAATAGCCCAATACTTCATCCAAACCGCCAGCATTGGAAACAGCCTTCTACACGAACAAAGCGAAATTGATGCTGCCGCCGCATACCAAATATTTCCACAACCCGAACCACGGTTTACCACCGTTGAAACCCCATTCTTGGCATTAACCACCCCACAAAAAGACACCCTGGCAATAGTGGAAATTGGGGACACCATCGCCGTAGAAAAAACTTTCCCTTCAGGCGTAACCACAACCAGCCTGGCGCAAGAACTAGCAGTGGAAGGAATCGAACATTACATTGACTATCAGTCAGGCCACCGCGTCATTTACTTCACAAGCCCAACTACCGTTGTCTATGAACTGATTTTGGATGATGCTATATATGGCACAATAGACACAGAAAATGCTTTAGGATAACCAATATGACTACGCCATTTCCGTTCGTTGCTGGAAATATTCTTGAGGCCCAGCAACTTAACGATATTCAAAATTTGCCTATTTCAGACAAGACGGCATCCTATGTTTTGACGGTCGCTGATGTTTACAAACGCACAATGATGAATTCGGCCAGTGCCACAACCATCACTGTGAACAACAGCATTTTCACTGTCGGCGATGTCATCCAAATCGCCAACAAGGGTGCAGGAACTTGCACAGTCACCGCTGGGGTAGGCGTAACAATTAACACATCGGGTTCACTTGCTTTGGCGCAATATGGGGGCGGCTATTTGCTTTGTTTGTCGGCGTCAACTTTTACTTTTTTTAACTTAGGTGGTGGCTCAGGCTACGGAACAGCAACAGGCGGCAGTTCATCTAGCATTACCGTTGGCGGAATAAATTACACGCTTTTGACTTTTACATCCGACAGCAATTTGGTTGTTTCTAAGGCTGGTTTGTTTGATGTTCTTCTAGTTGGTGGCGGCGGCGGCGGTTACGGCGCAAGCAGTGGTTACAACTATGGCGGCGGTGGTGCAGGCGGAGTAATACTTTCTACCGTTTATTTTAACGCTGCGACTTTGGCCGTGGATGTTGGTGCAGGCGGCGCGGCTGGCGTCCGTGGATTTGACAGCACAATTGGCAGCGTCACAGTTGGTTCAACTGTTTCCCCTATTGCTGTCGGCGGCGGAAATACTCGATGGGCTTATGATCTTGGCAATACTTCATTGGGTGTTGGCGGTTCAGGTGGCGGTAATAGTCAAGAATTAGGCGCATTGACAAACGCTGTTGTAGGACAAGGTAACAACGGCGGCGCAGGCGCAGGCCCTAATACTTCTACAGCAGGCGGCGGCGGCGGCGGCGGCGCAGCAGCGGTAGGCCAAGCAGGAAACTATCCTGGCGGCCCTGGCGGTGCTACAGGTTTCGGCGGTGCTGGCGGTGCAGGTCTAGATATTTCCGTTTGGCTGGGTCAAGCATTAACAACTACCTACAAAGCAGGTGGTGGCGGCGGTCGCTGTTCAGGTGCAACTAGCGGTGCAGGCGGTATAGGTGGCGGCGGTGCTGGCAACAGTGCTGGTTCAGGTTCGGGAACGGCAGGAACAGCAAACAGTGGCGGTGGCGGTGGTGCAGGATTTACTGGCGGCGCAGGCGGAAGCGGAATCGTATATGTGAGGTATAAGGCATGAACGAACAATATTTTGCACAAATTAATAACGCAAACATTGTCACGAATGTTGTTGTGGCTAGTACCGAATTTATGGAACAGAACCCTGATCGCTACCCTGGAACATGGGTGGAAACATTTTTTGATGTACCAAACAAAACTTATGCAGGCGTAGGATACACATACGATCCGACAGCACAAGATTTTATTGCACCACCACCACCACCACCGCACGAAGAATAATGACATGGGTCCGCAGATTGTTGGCGTTATCGTGGCTGGCTGTTTTAGCGTTCTGGTGGCTCTCATCCACACGATGAGAAAAGAAAACCGCAAAGATCATGGTGAGGTTCAAAGATCTTTGGGCCGTATAGAACAAAAAATTGATGGACACATGGAGAACCACGAATGAAAATACAAGACAAAGCAATCCTGGCGTCCTACTTGCGTTCCGTTGTTGCCGCAGTTGTCGCGGTTTATTCAACGGGTGCAACTGACCCAATGGATTTTGTAAAGGCTGCAATTGCCGCTCTGATCCCACCAATTATGCGTTGGGCAAACCCGAAGGATCCAAGCTTTGGCCGTTCCGCATAAACGCAAAGTAGTGTTGCCAACCGTTTTGGCACATTGTAAACCAGGCGAATTGCCAGCAAACATGTTGGTGGAAGTAAAGCCCTATGGGAAACTTTTGTTTTGCGCGGCTGATGCGTGGATGGCTTTCAAGCAGCGCGCACATCAAGAAGGAATTGCAGTGTTTAAACCGTCCAGCGCAAATGATTGTTATCGATCCGTTGCCACCCAAACCATTGCGTGGAATGACCGCATGACCACAGTCCCTACGGAAGGCGTAAAGCCAAAGGTTTATCAAGGCAAAAATTTCTATTTGAAACCAGGAAAAGCCCCGATTGCACAGCCAGGAAAAAGCAACCACAACTGGGGAATTTCCGTTGATGTTCACACAGCATCAGGCGAACGATTTGAATTTATGAAAGCCCACGCCCTGGAATACGGTTTCACCTGGGAACTAGATTCTGAACCTTGGCACATCAACTATTTCGTAGGTGATCGCGTCCCTGAAGCAGTCACAGCATGGAAAAATTGGAAATCCTTGCAATAGCCATTTCCATTGTCTAGGGTCAAACCACCCGATGAAAGGAAATCAATTATGACGCTTACCGCCCCCAAAATCATTGCAGGGCTCATTTCTATCTTGTGGGGCTTTGCGGCTCTCCTAGGGCCTCAGAATGCCCAATCCGAGCCTTCTAGTAGCACAATCGATTTGGCCCCGTACCTGATTGAACCAACCACAACCACAAGTTCCACGGTTGTGTGGATTAACCCTGAATCTAACGCTTGCGAACAGTTCTCAGGTGCAGCGGTCAACATGGGTTGGCCCATCAAACAGCGCGAAATGCTCAAAAAGGTGATGTTCCGTGAATCCAGGTGTATCCCCATTGCCCACAATAAGGCAGACACAGTTGGCCAGTCCTACGGCTTGCTACAAATCAACACATTTTGGTGTCAAAGCAAAAATTCGTTTTTGCAAACACGCGGCGTTTTGACCGATTGCGAATCTCTGTTAGACCCCGTTGTTAACCTTCAGGCTGGATTGTTAATTTGGCAGAATTCCCGTTGGCATCCGTGGGGTGGTAAATGAGCGAAGGTGTTGCATGGAACCAGGGCGAACTGTCCGAAGATACACGCGCAATGATCCGCCAACAATCAGAAAACAGCCACCAAATGGCCGTGTTTAATCTAATTGACGAAATCTTTAGGCCACATCACACACCGCCAAAGCCAACCGACAACCATTTATTGCGCGGCCTTAGAAACATGCTTATTGATTTTCAGTTAAGTGGCCAAGATGACTATGCGGAATGTGTTACTTTGGCAATTGAAGCCCTTGGTGGCGAAGTTAAACCCGACTAAAAAAGGAAACCCGACATGAGCGAACAACTAGAAATGTTCACAACCACTTTGGGCCTGGCAGGACAAAAAACACGGCCAGCATTAGAAAGCCCAACAGTTGCCATTGCAAACAATGCGCCTGACACATCACGCGAAGCAGGCGAAAAAGCCAAATCCCATTCAGGGAAGCAGCGTGAACTGATCCATTTTTGGATTAAGTGGGCATCAAAAAGCGAATCACATGGCATCACCGCAGACGAACTTTCCGTGTTGCTGCTACTTCCAGCCCAATCAATTTCAGCGCGCATCAATGGCCTGCACAAAGATGGTTGGATCGTTGACAGCGGCAAACGCAGGAACACCCGTTATGGCAGAAAAGCAATTGTTTGGAAGGCAAATTGACCAAATTTGGGCGATACATCCCATCCGATTACGCAAACAAACGCCATGAACGCATCATGCGCGCAATTCAAATAGACAATTCCCGAACAGTAAAGGCAACAAACATGGCATTTGATCTAAGCAACTACGAAACCGTTGAAACCCGATTGGCCAGGTTTTGGGAATCATTCCCTGACGGCCGCATTGAAACCACACTGATGAACTATGACGGTGAATCCTGCATTGTTCGGACAGTCATTTGGAAGCATCGTGATGACGCACAGCCAACATCCACAGGTTATGCACACGAAATTCACAGTGATCGCGGCGTGAATGCCACATCATTTGTGGAGAACGGCGAAACCAGTTCAATCGGTCGCTGCTTAGCCAACATGGGATTTGCCACACAAGGCAAACGGCCATCCAGGGAAGAAATGCAAAAGGTGGAACGCCTGTCCACAAACACCGCTGTAGTTGGCTCAGGGCAGCGCGTAGAACGCCCACAGGCCACACAACCAGCATTTGCCACATCTAAACAACAGAACTTTATTAAAGCCCTGGCAAAAGGCAAAGAATGGGATGAAGGCCAAACGCTGGAAGAACTACACGCCCTACTTGGCGTTAACGATGTGATCTTGGAAACATTGTCAGGCGCACAGGCCAGCCGCGTGATTGAAGCCTGGAAATGATATTTGATGAAAAACAAACTGGTGCAACATCTGTTGAAATAGTTGACTATTTGCGCGGCATAATTGACACATTGCGCGCTGAAAAAGCATTGCTAGAAAAGCGATATGCAGATTTAGAGGCAAGCCGCGAAACATGGCAAAAACTGGCGCAAGCGTGGGAATGGTTAGCAGACAACAAACGAATTGTGCCTGCTGATGAATGAAGTCGAATTCAAAGACATCATTGTTAGCGTGGCTAAACGCTATGGATGGTTAATTCATCACGATTTGCCTGCACAGAATTCGCGTGGCCGTTGGGCAACACACATTCAGGGTGATGTCGGTTTCCCTGATCTGTTACTGTTGCACCCCCACAGCGGCAAACTTTACATTGCTGAACTTAAATCAGACAAAGGCAAACTGACACCTGGACAGAAACGATGGTTGACCGCATTTGAAAACGCTGGAATCTATAACACAGTTCTGAAGCCAAACGATATGGAATATGCGCTGTACCTACTAACAAACCATCAGATTTAACTACACACATAATCGGCTAGAACCAAAGGCTGTTCACCTGTCGCAAGGTGTGGGGCGTAAACAGGGGAACCTGGGTAGATGAACGCGCCCTGAATCATGCAACACGAAATGAATTAGGCAAAGCGTTCAGGCGAGGTGTAAACAATCATCATTGAAAGAAATGGGATCGGGTTAGGGCAACCCCGAGGGTGGGCAATCATCCCTCTGCATTGCGTTACCATTTGCAACACATAACACAAACAAACCGAAAGCCACCAACATGAACCCGACCACAAACACCACCCACCCCCTGCCAGCAAGCCCCCCAGGGGGCGCGCTAGCACAAGCCGAAGGCGCGTGAGATGCCACGCCAACACACCACAAACGATAAACAATATGCAGCCGCACGGCGCAAGGTACTGGCCGAACACCCTGAATGCCATTGGTGTGGTGCTGAAGCAACAGAAGCCGATCACCTCATCCCACACCTATTGGGGGGAGACAACACGACAGACAATTTGGTTAGTGCATGTAAGCCTTGCAACGCCAGGCGTGGGGCTCAACTAAAGAACAAACAAAACAGCGACAGACAACGCCAACGAAAACAAATATTAGACACAAAAGAAAAACATTTAGAAAATAATTCTGAAAATGTTTTTTTACACACAAAAGGAAGCC